TTTGAGATAATTCATTAACAAGAATAGATTCCATTTTTTGAACGATATCCATACCTGTGTTAGCTTTGATATCTTCAATTTCAGTTCTTCTAAGAGCTGAAGATACTTCAATAGTACCAACTGCGATAGTTTTAGAAGAGATTTTTGGTCCGATAACTCCAGAATATCTTGAGTCATCTTGATCTCTATCCATTGGATATTGTCCAGAGAATTGAGAAGTTGAACCAGAGTTCCAGTTTGCAGAAAAACCAGGGATATGATCTTCTAACGCAGAAACCAATTCGATTGCAGGCTCACCACCTAAAGCAGTACCACCTAAAGCAATGATTTGAGAAGCCATAGACGTTGTAGAATCAAATGTATTTCTTGTTGTATCAAAAGCCCAAGTTGTAGCTGCAGAACCAACCGCTGTATGAGACGTGTTGAATTGTCTGTAAGCTCTGAACATTGGATAACCATCAATTCTTGAGAATCCTAAAAATTCAACTTTATTTTCTTTATCAGATGGCTCTGAAGTAATTGCAGCACCTGTATCGATGTTATTCCAAATTCTACCATTTAAACCACCTGTAGTTTCGCTAATAACTGGAGAAGAAGCTGCTAACTGAGCTCTAAGACCAGCGATAACTGCTGTTAATTTAGTAGAAGTCAATCCTGCTGTTTTAGGAGCAATTTTGAAAACTTGTGGTCTTTCATCTTCATTTCCTAAACGAGTATCATCGTATTGGAAGTCGATGTAAAGAAGGTCGATTTTCGGACCTGGAGATGGTTTAACAGCAACAAGGTCAAGACCGATTGTTTGAGCAGCAATTTTCATAGCTACAGGAAGTAAGTTTTGACCTACATCTCCTGAACCATTTGAACCACCAAAACCAGCCCAATTGTTACCAATTGTTGAACCAGCTAAAGTTGAAGGTTGTGGAGCAACAACACCACCCATACCAGCAACGTTAGAAGCATTCACATAAGCGTTCTCGTTGATTGAGTGGAACTCAGCATATTCTGACATCCAATCAATTCTCTCACCAGTAACACCCATGTTCTCAAGAACTGGAGACCATTTCTTGATAGCTTTAGATTTGTCTATTCTAATGTGTGACATAATTTTATTTATTTTTTTTTGTTTTATAATCTATATATTTCCTTTATTTTTCGATTTTTTCGAAGGTGGATTTTTTATAGATTATTATAAATTTTTGAATCTTTCTAAGATTGCTTGAGCTTCATTGTCTGAGATTTTATCTTCTTGGATAAGTGCCTCATGTGAAACTAATTTCTTAGTAACTGATTCATTCTTTTTGAGATTTCTAGTCAACCAGAAATGCTCAACTTGTGCTTCAGTTTTTAATACATCTTCTGGATAAAGTCTTGCTTGAGAAAGCAATGATTTTTTAGAAGACTCATTTAACTGATTCCAGACTGGCTTAACGTTTTCAGGCATCAATCTGATAACTCTTTCTTCAAGAGTCTCGTTCTTAGTTGATAATGCTTCTGCGATCAGACCTAACACATCTTTCTGTGTGAAATAACTTCTTTCGTTTATGTGAAGTTTTACAGTTTCCTGTTCTTCGTCTGATAATGCATAAAAGCTATCTACTTGTGACTTGTTTAAGAACTTTAAGAAATTCAAGTCAGTAGTTTCAGAAACTTTACGTTTTTTAGCTTCTTCAATAAGTTTATTAATAGATTCTGATAATTCAGTATCGTCTTTTCCTGTTACTTCGTAAGAAGATGGACCACATTCTTCCTCTTCTTCCTCTTTATTATGAACGTGAGTCGCTTCAGCAGCTGGAACACCATTCATGTTATATTCTGCTTCTTCATCATCTTCTTTATTCCAAGAATTTTCTTTTTCATCATCTTCAACCATTTCAAAACCAGCAGCGTTTAAAGAAGGAAATGCACCTTCTGATTCGAATAATTTACCACCATTTAATTTTTCAACGATTAATCCTTGATAAGAAATTGATTTATCTAAGCTTTCAGCGATGTATTCAGAGTAAGCAATATTATCATCTAAATGTTCAGCGATGTATTCAGAGTAAGCAATATTACCTTCAACATGCTCTGCTAAATACTCAGAATAAGCAATAGAATTATCAACATGTTCAGCTATATACTCAGCATAAGCAATGTTTTTATCTAAGTTTTCAGCGATGTATTCAGAGTAAGCAATATTTTTGTCTAAGTTTTCAGCCAAATATTCAGAGTAAGCAATATTTTTGTCTAAGTTTTCAGCCAAATATTCAGAATAAGAAATGTTTTTGTCTAAGTTTTCAGCGATATATTCAGAATAAGAAATATTCTTATCAAGATTCTCAGCTAAATACTCTGAGTACTCAATATTTTTATCTAAATTTTCAGCAACATACTCTGTGTAATTAATAGCCTTTTCTAAGTTTTCAGCTAAATAATCATTGTGTTTAACTAATTTTTCAGTCGTAGATTTAAGAGATTTGTTCTCATTTACAACAACTTGAATTTTCTCAGCTAAATAATCTAAGTATTTTACCACTTTAGAATTTGTCTCGTTTAACTCCTCATAATACTCAAGTAGTTGTTCTAATTTTTTAGGACTCATATTTCCTTTAGAAATTGCATTTTTGACTTCTTTCTTAGTAGAGGCAATCTCATTTACTAAGTATTGTGAATAATCAGTCAACTGTTTTTTTGTTACGAATTCGTTTTTGTTCATGTTGAATAATTCATTTATTTTAGACTCGTCGGACATTTCATATATCCTAAAGTTAGATTGTGGATTGTATCCTAAGGACTCATTCAAAACTTTAACACTCATTTTTGCAGAAGCAAAACCTGGGTCAGCTACTATATCATATGTGAAAAGTTTTTTCAAAGAAACAGAACCATCAGATTCAGTGATACCAGCTGCTCTTGATGATACAAATACTGGACAACCATCATCAACCAAAGCCTTTGCCTCTTTACCCCAATAAGTTGATAAAAGTTTAATTTCACCAGATACTAAGTTTTGTTCTTTAATGTATTGCGCTTTAGTGATTGTGTGAGATGCTCTTGCCAAAGATGTATCAAAAACATCTGGGTGGTCAAATTCACCATAAACAGCACCTAAACTATTCATTCTTTCGTTTAATTCATCTAAGGCAGGAAGGAATTTATCTGCAGTATAGATTCTTTCGTTTCTATTCTTAACACCAAATTCCGTGAATGTACCTCCTAAGATATAATCCTTCTTACTAGAAGAATTTTCTCTAATAAGAGAATTAGTTGAGTTTTCTACTATTAAAACTGGTTTCATTCGCGAATAATTATTTTTTTCAGTTCAAAGTATATATATGCTTTATAAAACCATACTTTTTAAAAGGTGGATTTTTTACAGAACTTCTAATTCTTTTGACAAACACTACGTTTCAAAGGACTAAAAAGGAAGAATTAACTTTTTAATAAATAATTAAATTTTTTGCGGTTTTTTATGATTTTGACCAGAGAGATAGTAGTAAAAATAAATGAGGCCAATTTCTCATACTATGAGAATTTAGGCTATGAGGATATAATAATAGGCGAAGAACTCATGATACCCGTAGAATTATTATCAAAAGGTTCTCATCACAAAATAAAGTGCAAATGTGATTCATGTGGTATTGAAAAAGATGTGATATTTAAAAATTATGTAAAGTACGATAATAAATTTGGAGAATATAGTTGTAGAAAATGCTCCGAAAAGAAAAGAAAAGAAACATTACAAAAAAACTACGGTGTGGATTATCCTATTCAAAATAAAAAAGTTATGAGTAAAATGAAGAAAACACTTGTAAAAAAATATGGTGTAGACAATATTTCGAAAAGAGAAACTAAACAAAAGAGTTCTAAATAATAAAACTTCTATGATAAATATAATAGAAGGTGACCGATATGAAGGTCAAATAGAGTTTTCGAATAACGGAAATGCAACAACAACAATAGGTGAAAAATTAATATTCATACATAGAAAAAACACAAAAAATTCTTTACACTTAGATAATGTACGAATAGAAATATTCAAAGGTGAAAAAAAACTTGAAGGAAAAGTTATAGAAGTTATTTCAAGATTCAGAACAGAATTTGTAGGCAGAGTTCAAATAGGAAAAAAATCAACATTTGTAATTCCAGATAGTGATAAATTATCAGTCGATTTTTATATAAAAGGAGGTTTAGTAGCAAAGGATGGTCAAAAAGTAATTGTAGAACTTACAAAATGGGAAGATAGCAAATCACCACAGGGAAAAATAACAAAAATATTAGGAGATGCTGGTGATAACAACGCAGAGATGAATTCAATAATGTATGAATATAATCTACCAGTAGATTTTCCACAAGAAGTACTTAACGAGTCGGAATTAGTTCCAGAAGTTATATTTGATAAAGAAATATCTCTAAGAAGAGATATGAGAAACATAACTACATTAACAATTGATCCAGTAGATGCTAGAGACTTTGATGACGCTCTTTCAATTAATATAATAAATGAAAATAATATTGAAGTTGGGGTTCATATTGCAGATGTAGGTCATTATGTAAAACCAGGAACTAAATTAGACGATGAGGCATTTAAGAGAGCAACTTCTGTCTATCTTGTAGATAGATGTGTACCAATGATTCCCGAAAGACTAAGTAATGGAATATGCTCATTAAAACCAAATGAGGACAGATTAGCATTTTCAGTTGTTTTTAATATTGACAAAGATGGAAAGATTATCAATGAGTGGCATGGAAAAACTGTCATTCACTCCGATAGAAGATTTACTTATGAAGAAGCTCAAGAAATAATTGAAGGACAAGAAGGTGATTTCCAAAATGAAATAAGAGTTCTTAACGGACTAGCTCAAAAAATTAGAAAGAAAAGAATAAGTGATGGCTCCATTGAAATGGGTGGAATTGAAGTCAGGTTTAAGTTAGCAGATGATAATAAAAAACCGATTGGTGTCTATTTCAAAGAACAAAAAGAAGCTAACAAACTTATTGAAGAATTTATGCTACTTGCAAACAAGTCAGTAGCTAAGATACTTTCTAATAATCAATGGTTTAATGTCTATAGAATACACGATACACCAAATATGGAAAAACTTCAACAACTTGTAGGAGTTTGTCAAAATTTTGGACACGATGTTGCAATAGAAGGCGAGGGTGATGAGTTAAAAAAATCCATAAACAAATTACTAAAAGAAATAAAAGGAACTCCTGAAGAAAACATGATTGAAACTTTAGTAACAAGATGTATGTCTAAAGCAAAATACACAATAAAAAACATTGGACACTACGGATTAGGTTTCACACATTACTCACACTTTACCTCACCAATTAGGAGATATCCAGACTTAATAACACATAGAATTCTTTTTGATTTTTTAAATAAAGGAAAACAAGGAAATCCTAATAAAATTGAAGAACAAGCCAGTTGGTGTTCAAGTAGAGAGCTAATTGCGGCAAAAGCTCAACGAGATTCAATTAAGTATAAACAAGCAGAATTCTTACAAGATAAAATTGGTCAAGTTTTTGATGGAATAGTATCAGGAGTCACTGATTGGGGTATCTATGTAGAGCTTATAGATTCTAAATGCGAAGGAATGATTCGATATAATAGTATTGGTAAAGTAAAAGTAGATTTAGACCACTATACCATCACTGATGAAATGGGAAATAAAATCAGACTAGGAGATCCTTTAAAAGTTATTGTTTCATCAGTTGATTTAGAAAAGAAACAAATTGATTTTAAATTATTCTGATGACAAAAGAGTTTAGTGTTGAGTTAGATAATAATAAAATAACTGATTATGAACATTTATTATCGAGATTTTCAAATTGGAAAAAATACAAAAGAGAAATAAATCTCAACCAATTATTAGAGAAAGGAAAAAAAATTCAATTTGATATAGAAATCAAAAATAATCCAATGGTCTTTTATATCTCAGTAAGTGACCAAGAATATACATACACAACATCACTAACAAATGCATGTTCATCTTTGAAAAAATTAACTTTTATAATTTTAGAAAATGAAATTTTGAAACTAGAAGCTGAATTAATTTTATTAAACACACGATGGGGTAAAGTAATTAAAAACTTAGTAGAGTCCGGCTTAGAATTAAAACTTAATCAACATATAAATATAGAAGGACAAATAGATAACTTTTATTTTGAATTACCAAAACAAGCAGCATGAGGTTTTATAAGATAACAACCACTAAACACCAAAGAGAGATTGATGAAATAATTATGTCTATGTCATCAACAGAGGTAGATTATGTATCAACATTATACAACAAGATATCAATGGTTGAGTTTACCGATGAAAAAGAATACGAATGTATGTTTGCCATTCTAGACAAATATCTATTAAATAAGATATCTGAACTATATCTAAAATACTCTATCGATCATAAAATATTTGATTTGACAAAGGATATTATTTTTGATAATAATTTAAAATTATCATATAAAAACTATAGAAATCAACCAGTTAAGAATGAAGTTCTAAAACTTATTAAATTGTTCAAAAAAGACTGGACTACAAAAGATGATGTTTTGGATAAAATACTAGAAAAAGGAATCAATTCATTATCAGATTTTGATTTAGAAATTCTGAACTCTTAGAATTCAAACTCTCCACCACCTTCTCCACCACCTTCAGCAGGAGCTTCTCCACCACCTTCAGCAGGAGCTTCACCTTCAGCAGGAGCCGCTTCACCACCTTCCGCAGGAGCTGCCTCACCGCCTTCAGCCGGAGCTGCCTCACCACCCTCTGCAGGAGCAGCACCAGCTGCACCAGCCGCGACATTCGCCACATCTCTAGCCCAATATCTTTCATTTTCAGCCTTCTGTTCAGGTGTTAGTTTGAATACATTATCCATAATCCATTCAATATGGAAATAAGGTTTTTCACCATTCATAACTCCTAATAAAGTTCCAACAATCTCAGATCTTTTAGACAGATTATTGATTTTCTTCCAATCTTCAAATAGTTGATTAGAATAGAATTGAATATCTACCTGATTTGTGAAAACTTCATCATCTTTCAGTTCAGGAAACTCTATCAACATCTGTAGTTTCAGAGGTTTCACTATCAATTCTTTAAAGTTAGCACGTAATCTTGAAATGAAATTGTGAAATTTAATTTCATCTCTAGTCATTTCTGATGAGTCTCCAAATAAATTTCCACCACCATTCTCAGCCTCAAATCGTTGCATAGGTATCTTAGAGGCTCTTTTAAGAGCTTTATAAAACCAAGATAGCATAGTTTCATCATTCAAATCATGACCCTGTGGAGAAACTAATTCCATATTCGGAGTTCCAGCATCACCTTCAGGAAACCATATTTGTTTATTATAAGGTAAATGCTTGGCGCCATTAATAGTCAAAGTTCCTAAAGAATCATCCCATTCAACTTCTTCTGAATAATCATGAATAAGTTGACCTATTTGTTCCTCAGCTCTTTGTCTTGATAAACCTTTGATTGGAATCGTGAATTTTTGATATACAGTCGCATTTACTATATTGAACATAATTCTTGTTTGTTCAAGTATTTTTAATTGATTATAAGGCTTTATTAAACCCTCAACATAAGATGTCTCTGAATAATCATTTTGTGTAGAGTAGGAGACATAAATAATCTGAGAATCTAAAAATATTCTTCTTAATTGAGGATCTTCAGGAAACTGAATCCATAGATGTCCTATAGTTGGTTCATATGCCGGAACTAAAGTGTCAGGTCTCAATCTATTAAAACCAATAATGTTTTTCTTTTTATCATCAAAAATTATTTCTATTGCAATATGACCATCAATTAGAAAATCTTTCATCATACTCCAAGCAGTTATATTATCAGAAAATCCAAATTTGTTATAAATTTTCTCAAAATATTCTTGATATTTGTCTCTTACCTCTTGAGAATATTCATTTGAAATAGATTTAGGAGCACAAAAGTCACTATCATCATTGAAAACAATAGATTCATCACAAATTGTAGAAACAAAATCTCTTATTTCATCTTTGATTGAATATTCTCTTAATATTCTTCTTTTATCAGCATATGCTTTATCTAAATAAGGTATAGATTTTCTGTTCAAAACAGACGCAACTGCTCTTTGAGAAAAGAAATCATACATCGAGTTACCTTTAGCCGCATATGGATCTTCATTTATACCAATACCAACTTGATTACGAATTATCATATCATCGTAATTCATTCCATAGTTAGAAAGTGTTCTGAGAATCCTAGAAAATAATCCTTTGTTTTCTACTGCAGAATTAGAAGCAAATGCAAAGTTTGAATTATTTTGTTGAGTGGAACCAAAATTGTTATAAGTTGCCATCTATTATTTATATAAAAATTTACCATATATATTAAATTATGGTTATTCCTCCAAAACAAAAAAAAATCGAGACTATTTCTCGATTTTAAAAATATCATGACCTGTTCTACCAGCTCTTGGTTTGTATTTTGAATTTAATTCTTTTATAGCTTTTATATAATCTTCTGCCTCAGGACCAAACAATCTATCAGATATTTCTTGTAAGAAATATGGATCCATAGATTTTATCTTCTCTTTTTCTTTTTTTGTATCAGAGATTAATTTTTGTAACTCATCATCACTTAATCTGTTTACAGGTTGAAATGGTCTTTCTACCGTTTTCTTTACACCCATAGGTTTTAACTCTGACTCTTTTTTTGATTTAAAATTGAAAATTTTCATATGATTTATTTTAACTTGTTTCCGTATTTTATTTGATTTGTTCTAATTCGATTTATATGGTTTTTTAACGTACTATATTTTTCATCTATATCAAAAGCAACATCATAAAATTCACTTAATATTGAAGTTGTCATTTCTTTATGTCTGCTATCTCTTTTTTCTAATTTAACTTTCCAAATATCCACTAACTTTTTAGGATCATATAAATTTTTAGGATGTTGATGATATAAAAATCTTGGCAATACATTTAATCCGATTCTATGAACTAATTGTATTCTAGAAGAATCAAACTCCATAAGTGCATATTCAAATCCTATACTTCTTAATTCATTATACATACCATTAAAATCTACTTTTAAAAAATTATTTTTTTCAAAATCTTCAGGTTTTATAAACTTATCAAATAAAAAAACTCTGATTTCCAATGGTATTAAATTAAAGTTTACTGCAAATATAATAATTTTATTTGAAAACTTCCTAAAATCCGAAACAAAAACAGGAGACCATTTCATCCAGTTAGAATCATCTAAATAATGAAAGAAATAAAATCCACCAGGAAATATATCTTTTGTTTGAATATTTTTAATCTCTTCAGAAGATTTTTGGTATTGTTCATAAAACCATAAAGAATTTTTTTTGAAATTATCAGCCAAACCATTACCATTAACTAACAAACTAAGCTTAGACCTTTCGATTAATTCACCCATAAAGAGTTTTTGTTTTTATATATAAAATAAAGAAAGTAGACAAATATGTTAAACTCTAAGCCAAATAATACTAATTATTCTCAAGGTAATTATATTCCTAAAAACAAAGATAAAATAATAAAATTAAATACAATAGGTGGTGTTTACTACAGAAGTTCTTGGGAAAAAAAAATTATGACTTGGTTAGATCATAATGAAAAAATAACTAAGTGGGGAGCAGAATGTATGAGAATACCTTATCAAATGACTCATTTTGATAATGGTGACATGAAAGTAAAAGAGCACTGCTACTATCCAGATTTTTATTATGAGATGAGAAACGAAAACGGTCAGTTAAGGCAAGTAGTTGTAGAAGTAAAACCTATGAAAGAATATAAAATGGTCATTGCGTTAAACGAAGGTAAACTCCAAGTTCCAGAAAAGGGTACAAAAAAGTTAAAAAACTTTGAATATGATTTGAAAATGGCATATAAGAATAAAAACAAGTGGGAAACGATGATAAACTGGTGCAATAAAAAGGGTTATGAGTTTATAATAATTACTGAAGACCATCTAAAGAAATTTAATGTTTGAAAAACAAATAAAACATTATAATTATCATTATTATTATAGAAAATATCGGAACCAAAACATTATATAATCTATATAATTTTTTAACTAAATGATAAATCGGAAACTTGGCTATATTTATTAAAATCATTGATAAGAAGAAAAAGTAGATTGATGTAAAAAAACCAATAAACAACCAAATCCAATAAGTTACTCTTAAAAAATAGTAAAAAAAATCACTCTTACTCATATTAGACAAATCTTTCTGGTAAAATCTAGCATCTAATTTAGTCAAATTAGCTAAATAGTATAGATTCATCCATATAAAGAATGGTATAAATATGTAAAAAATACTAGTCATTTGATATTTCGATTTCTCTTAGACCTAAAAGATTATTAAACTCATGTTCCTGTAGTCTAACGTTTTTATCTCTTTGTAGAATTCCATATATTACATCATTCACAAAAACATAAACAGGATCACCAACAAAGTTTTCATATATAGCAGGAACAATTTCACTATTTCTAGAATTTACTATAAAATTAATATATTCTTTATGACTTGCATAATCCAAATGTAACGAACAACCATCCGGTCTTAATTGATTTCCTAACTCTGATTCCTCCCAAATCTGTAATAATATTTGATTCATAAAAACAATTTATGATTTTTGTATTTAAAAATTAAACAAAGTTTAAATATGAAATAAAATAAAAAAAACACTTTATGAAAATTAAATTAGAGTATATTTGGTTAGATGGTTCTGAGCCACAACAACTCAGAAGTAAAACAAAAATTGTTGACAAAGCAGATACAAATAATCCAGAGGATTACGCAATGTGGTCTTTTGATGGAAGTTCAACTCTTCAAGCAGAGGCAGGAAAAGGGAAAAACACTGATTGTTTACTAAAACCAGTTTTTGTCTGTAAAGACCCATTTAGAGAGTATCCTAATAAATTGGTATTTTGTGAGGTACTTAGTCCAGATGGAACTCCTCATCCAACAAATAATAGAAGAAATTTATCTAATGTTATAGATGAGTTAAATCTTACGAATTTAACTAAAGACGAGTCTCCATGGTTTGGTTGGGAGCAAGAGTATACACTTACTCATAAACCAGGATTGCCATTTGGTGAGGGTGTTGGTCTTCCACTTGGATTTGAAATTGGTAAAACACCAAGAGCACAAGGTGATTATTATTGCGGAATCGGAGCTGACACTGTAATTGGAAGACAAATAGTTGAAGAGCACATGGATATGTGTTTAGAGATTGGTTTAGATATTTCTGGTATTAATGCTGAGGTTTTACTTGGTCAATGGGAATATCAAATTGGCCCCGTAACTGCTTTGAACGGTTCTGATCAATTATGGATATCAAGATATATTTTGGAAAGAGTTGCAGAAAAACATAATGTCAACGTATCTTTACATCCGAAACCAATTAAAGGAGATTGGAATGGAACCGGTTGTCACGTCAATTTCTCTTCTAAAGAAATGAGAAAAGATGGTGGTATCGAATTGATTAAAGAAACAATGACAAAGCTTGAATCAACTCATATGGAACACATCCAGGTTTATGGTCTACATAATGAACAAAGACTTACTGGTGAACATGAGACATCAGGAATTCATGAATTTAGTTATGGATATAGCACTAGAGATACTTCTATTAGAATTCCAGCACAATCTTTGGTTGAAGGTAGAGGTTATTTTGAAGACAGACGACCAGCCTCAAATTGTGACCCTTACTTAGTATCTGCTAAAATGTTAGAA